TCTACTTCTAACAATGTAATCAGTGGTGCTATTGATTTTTTCTGCACTAATGGTATGGTTACTGGTGACTACAGTAAGATACGCAAGAAGAATACTAGGCACTTTGACATGGGCCGTATCACTCACGAGATGGAAGGTATCTATGATCGTTGGGTAGATCACAATGCATGGTGTCAAAAGTTAGCAGAGAAAGATGTGTCTGTTAATGCACTCAAGACCGCTCTTGAAGACATACTACCAGAGAGAGCATCTAAGAATATGCTTAACTCAGTGCTTGATGAGTTCAGTGTAAGAGGTGCAAATGCATGGGCTGTCTACTCTGCATTCACTCAGTATGCTTCACACGAGGATCGTTTCGGCTTTCGACAGACTGCCAATGACAATACTCTGGAGCGTCAGTTCAAGCGTAATGAAGATGTAGCGAAATGGATTGAGCATCCTTCTTTCCTAAAATTGGTTGCATAATGAGAGTAATGAAGCGTAAAATAAAGGTCTTTGAGGATCATGACGATCTGATCCTTGAAGACTATATTAGAGACATATATAATGATGTTAAACAAAATGAGGATAAAGACAATGCAGAAATCATCCAAGGCTTTGAAGCAATCAAAAAAGAGGAACTTGATGGCGATAGCTTTAGCTGATCCATTATTCCATAAACGAGTAATTGAGAATAAAAGACGTAAAAAACTATTAGCTAAACGAACTAAACGAGAACTGATGAAAGGTGTTATATGATGCCTATAAGTGATGACGATTACGATCATGTCCAAGCGATAGCTATATGCCACTCCGACTGGAGTCCAAAAACAGCAGCAAAAGTAGCTAAAGTGATGGGTTTTACTGAGTTTGAACAATACAAAGCAGTGTATAGTGCAGGTAAAAAGGCGATAGCAACATATACACATAAAGGTAAGGTGTGGGATGATTGAGTTACCCGACTTTGATGAGATAGATGAAAACCAAGGCATAAGAGTTAATTGTCCTAGTTGTGGTGGGTATGGTACATTCACTGCTACGAGAGTTGATGGGAGTATTCTGTATAATTGTTACAAAGCAGGATGTTCTGTGTCTGGTAAGAAGGATGTTATGGGATCAAGCAAATATGTTAGAGAAAAATCTATCATTGCTGCTGAGCCAAATAAATATGAGTTCGATATACCAGAACACTTTTCTATTTATTTCCCAAAGAAAATGGTTAAATATTGTAATGAGAATAATATTGATACTAATAAAGTACAACTATACTATGATGTTAAATTAGACAGAGCAGTATTTCCGATCTTCATGGCACAACCCTCTAACTTTGACGTTCCTACTATTTGGAGAAATAAAGTGGTTGATGCTGTTGGTAGAACGCTAGGAGGATCTTGGAGTAAATGGCATAGATATGGTAACTCAGGTTTACCCTTTATTTGTGGTAATAGTGAGACTTGTTATGTTGTTGAAGACTGTGCATCTGCTGTAGCTGTATCGCAGTATGGTACTGGACTTGCATTGCTAGGCACAAATTTATCTGATTCAATACTTGACATTGTGGTAAACTATCCTTATGTTATAGTATGTCTTGATAAAGACGCATCTGCCAAGGCAATACAAATGAAAAATAGAATTGGACAATTTACCAAAGCTGAAGTAAGATTACTTGATGTTGACCCTAAAGAGAAACCAGAAGGAGTATTAGAATGACTACATACAATAGAGCTTTTTCCATGCCTAACAGTCAAACCTTTAGCATGAAACCTATTAAAGAGTTTGTGGAACATTGGATTGGTTTAGCATATTCTGCTGAAGATAGAAATAATCCAATTGTTGTAGATCCTTTTGCTAGAGATAGTAAGTATGGTACAATAACTAATGATATAAATACTATTACAGATGCTCATTATCATATGAAAGCAGATGATTTTCTGGATATGTTGTTGGATGATGGAGTACAAGCTGACGTTGTGTTATATGATCCACCATACAGTCCAAGACAGATCAGTGAGTGCTACAGTGCTAGTGGTATAAAGACTACGCAACAAGACACACAGAGTAGTTTCTATACTAAAATAAAAGATCGTATCAGACCTCTTGTCAAACCTGATGGTATTGTGCTATCCTTTGGATGGAACTCTATGGGAGTTGGTAAGAAGTTTGGTAGCTATGAAGAAATACTATTGGTAACTCATGGTGGAGCGCATAACGATACAATATGTGTTGCACAAAGAAAGGATACAAACGAATATGTCTAATGATTTATTAGGACTATTTCTATCTCATAACTTCTATGAGAAGAACAGACACTTGATCGCAATGGACTTCTTTGAGAATGAAGCCAAGAAGATCTGGCGTAGCATTGAGTTAGGTCATGCAAGATATGGGCGTGACTTGACCCCTGCTGAAGTAGAAAAGGTATTGTTCAGTGAGTTTAGGACTATGACAAGTAGCCAGAAACAAGCTATGATGATGCTGACTAGAACATTATCTAATGATATTGGTGAGGATGTTGCAGAAGATGTTCTCAGAGATCAGTTTAAAGTTTACTTTGGTAGACAGTTAGCTGATCTTGGTATCAAGATGATGGACAACAAGGTGAATGACCTGACCAAGGTCAATGAATTACTGGGTAAGTACGAACAGAACTTTATGCCCAAGGAAACTATACAGGAGATTAAACATGATGTCGCATCTTTATTGCACTCTACTAAAGATGTATCCAAGTACAAATGGAACCTCAAAGGACTCAGGGAAATCTGTGCAGGTATCGGACCCTCGACCTTCTCTGCTGTCTTCGCTCTTGTCGAAACTGGCAAAACTGCGTTCCTAATATCTACATTGTTTGGGCCAGATGGTTTCTTGAACCAAGGTGCAAAGGTAATGATACTAGGTAATGAGGAGCCTGTCGAGCGTACTGCACTGAGAGCAGTTAGTTCGTTCACTGGCATGACTGACAAACAGATTGCTAATGATACTATTACTGCACACAATCAATGGGATGTATATTCTAGTCAGTGTGTGTTCTTGAATACTGACGAGGTGTCCTCAATGGAGGAACTGGATCAGTTACTAGCCAAGCACAAGCCTGATGTATTAGGTATTGACCAGCTAGACAAGATGCAAGTTGGAGGCAATCATGCTAGGGATGACATACGTTTGGGTGAGATCTATCGTACTGCTAGGACATTATCTAAGAAGCATCAGTGTGCAATCATTGGTGTGTCTCAGGCTAATGCTGAAGCAGATGGTAGAACTGTGCTACGCTTCACTCAGATGGCAGGAGCAAGAGTAGGTAAAGCTGCTGAAGCAGATCTTATTATTGGTATAGGCAAAGAGACTGAGGAAGGTGGTTCAGACAATGGACTCAGACATATCTATGTCAGTAAGAATAAGCTAGGTGGTAAGCATGGTACTTGTACTACTGTAATCAAGCCAGAGGTATCCAGATATGTCGATTAGTACTGGATATCCTCATGCTACTTTCAATGATGTGAAGAGTTGTCTTCACCCCGATCCTGACATTACCTGTCTTGATTGTGATTGTTGGAAGTTAAACCCTTTTCAAGAAAATATGGAGGAATCTAAAAAAGAACTTGACAAACTGATTATTATGTGATATTGAAGTATTCCCCTTCGGGGGGATACATTACCTAGGAGGTATAATATGCTTGAAGGATTAGCTTGTTTAGCACTTAATATATATCATGAAGCTAGAGATCAACCGATAGAAGGTCAGGTAGCTGTAGCTCAAGTAGTAATGGAAAGAGTAAAGAGTAATAAATACCCTAACAGTATCTGTGAAGTAGTAATGCAAGGCCCAACATACTCATGGTCTATTAATTATCCTATTAAACACAGATGTCAATTCAGTTGGTACTGTGACGGATTGAGTGACAGACCTAAAGATATGACTGCATATTTAAATTCAATAGATGTTGCAGAAAAGACTTTACATGGACTGAAAGATGTGGTAAAAGGATCTATATACTACCATAGCGTAAAAGTAAAACCTTGGTGGGCAAAGTACAAGATAAGAGTGAGACAAATTGGGGATCATATATTTTATAAGTGAGGATATTAAATGGATTTACTTAATCACGCATACATAATAGGAATATGTTTTATAACAGTTTTAATAATGCTATTTGCAGGAGAATAATATGCCATATGGTAACAATATAGATTATGCGTTAGTTATAGACCTTGAAGTTGATTTGGGTGGTGATCGTAAAGATCCCTCCCCCTATAATAAAGACAATACACTAGCAGCTATAGGTTATACATTCAGATCTTTAGATGGTTCACCTATATGGAACAGTGATGGTGCTGTAAAGATATTGAAAATACCTAAAGATAATTATTATCTAAAAGATTTTATAAAAGCTATAGATGAAGCCACATATATTGTAATGCATAATGCTAAGTTTGATGTAGCTTGGTTGCGTGAGGTAGGTGTGGACTGTAGATCTAAGATTATTGATACTATGATTAATCAGTATATACTTAACAAGGGAATACGAGGTAAGCTAGGTTTGAAAGCACTAGCAGAGGAGTATGACCTTACTCGTAAACAAGCCTCTCTTGCTGACGCATTCAAAGAAGGTTTGAATTACAGTGATATGTCTGCTGAAGATCAGCTAAAGTATTTATATCATGATGTTATGGCTACTGCTGAGTTATTTGAAAAGCAAGAGAAAAAGTTTAGACGCAAAGAAAATAAGTCTTTGATACCGATACGAGATCTTATGTGTGAGTTCTGTGATGTTCTCACTGATATAGAACGAGCAGGTATGGCTATAGATACTGCTGAGATGCATAAGGTTGACCATGATTACCAAGTAGAACAAGCAGAGTTAACTGAGTATCTTAATAGTACAGTTAAAAAGCTAGTAGGTGATACACCAATCAATCTTAGTTCACCAGAGCAGTTGTCTCAGGTCATTTATTCATACAAGTTAAAGGACAAAAAGACTTGGCGTGATGTCATGAACATTGGGGTAGATGCCAGAGGTAAACCAAAGCGTAGACCTAAGATGATGGAGTCAGGTTTTGTTAGATGTATCGATGAATGTTTTGTTCCCACGTTCAAGACCCAAGCTAAACGCTGTTTGTTTTGTAATGGAAAGGGAACTATACAGAAGTATAAGAAGGATGGTACACCATACAAGAATACAACTAAGTGTGTGCATTGTGAAGGTACTGGCTTTATCTACAAAGAGTTAGGAGATATAGCAGGACTAAAGGTTAATCCTACACTTGCTCTAGCATCGGCAGGAGGATTTAAGACAGACAAACATACACTAGTAGAACTAGAGAGAGGACAGAACAATCAAGAAGTCAAGAAGTTTTTGAACTCTTTAATAAGATTATCTGCTATTGATACATACAGAAGTTCTTTTATAGAAGGAATATTCAAGAACATGGTTAATAGTACAGATAATATACTTCATGCCAACTTTAATCAGTGTACTACTGCTACAGGTAGATTGAGTAGTAGTAACCCTAATTTACAGAATATGCCCAAAGGAAAGTTGTTTCCTGTTAGAAAAGCATTTGTGAGTAGGTTTGAGGATGGACAGTTGCTTGAAGTAGATTATTCTCAGCTAGAGTTTAGGATAGCAGGTATCCTAGCCAAGGATGAGAAAATTAAACAGGAAGTAGAGGAGGGGTTCGATGTCCATTCTTACACGGCAAAAGTACTCACTGAAAACGGTGAACCAACAGATAGAGGAGCTGCCAAGGCATCTACGTTCAGACCTCTTTACGGAGGAACGCAGGGTACATTCGCACAAAGAGTATACTTCCAAGAGTTCTTTGGAAAATACTCAGGAGTATTCAACTGGCATGAAAGACTACAAGATGAAGCTATACAAAATGAAACTATTACTACTGCTACAGGTAGGCAGTTTAAGTTCCCTAATGTATATCGTACTAAGCAAGGGAAAGCATCTGTTAAGACACAGATAGTCAACTACCCTGTTCAATCTGTAGCTACTGCTGATATAGTTCCTCTTGGCGTAATTATGTTACACAAACAGCTAAGAGAACGTAATTTAAAAAGCCTAGTTATCAACACAGTACATGATTCTGTTGTAGTAGATTGTCATCCTGATGAGATTGAAGAGGTCAAACAGGTTGCCAGTATATGTTTAGTCAAAGCACAAGATGAAGCTGAGAAGCGATTTGGTCTAGATAAATTTATTCCTCTGGAAGTTGAAATGTCTATTGGAAATAATTGGATGGAACAGGAGAGCCTTAATGTTTGAACAACTCAATTTATTTAAAATTGAGGTAAAAAAAGAAAAGGATAATATAGTATGCAGACATTGTAAAAAAGAAAAACCCATAATGATGTTTCGATTATATAGAAGGGCAACAGGGGATCACAGACAAAGCAGAAGTACCTCATGTAAAGAATGTCAAAAATCTCATGGTAAGATAGTAGATAAAATTAGAAAAACTGCACCTCCTCAGACAACATACTGCGTTATATGTAATAAACAAGATATAAAAACTGTCTTAGATCATTGTTATGAAACAGAAACTTTTAGAGGCTGGTTATGTCATCATTGTAATTTAGCAATCGGACTACTTGGTGATGATGTAGAAGGTTTAACAAAAGCGTTAAAATATATAAAAAAAGAATTGTAAAAATATTAAAATGTTCTTGACAATTACGAAAGTATGTGTTATACAATCAGTCTACTTTGAAAGGAGAATAGTATGTCATTAGTTGAATTAGACTTTACGGAATCAACAGATTTGTTTGTTGTTCCAGAAGATACGGGGCCATTGATTCCAAGAGCATCTATAAACAGGGATGCATTCTTTGGAGATGATATGGCTAGTGTACCTGTTCCATCAATTAAGTTGGAGCATCCTGATCACAGTACAGTGTTCGGTAAGAACGTATCGGTACGAGTGTTTGCTACTACTATGCAGACTTCTGTATTCGATAGTGATGAGGAAGAGTATACTAATATGTCTCAGCACTTTGTCAGGTTTGGTGACAAGGCGTTGGATTGGCAAGGTGGTAACAAGTGTGGTTGGATACCTTCCAAGCAACGTGAGAAGCTAAAGGCAGAAGATCCAGTTGCCTATGCAAGAGCCAGTAAGGTTAAATTGTATAGACATTTGTTTGGTATGATGACTATGACTGATGCAGTCAAGGCAGGTTCTGACCCAGTTGAGTTTGATCCTATACCATTTCGTATGCGTCTTGGCCCATCTAACTTCTATGAGATTGGTAAGGTTGTAGGAGAACTTGCTAAACAGAATAGGCAACACTTCAACTACAATCTAGAACTCTCTTATGGTGTTGAGAAGCGAGGATCTAATCAGTGGTTTGTTTTAAAGTACAAGCCTTTGTTAGATGATAAAATTGATATCAGTCAAGATGACAAGGATAATCTAGCAGTATTCCAAGAAGTCATCAAAAAGGAAAATGAATCTGTTATTGAACGAATGAGAGAAAACATGAGTAGTTCTAATCTTGGTTCTGAATTTATAGACATAATTCCTGCTCAAGAAAATGACTGATCTTCAATCTAAACTAGACCTGTTTCTTGCAGGAACTCCAGAGATTCCTCGTAGTATCATCTATGAAGCTAGTCAGATGTTCAATGAGAAGTTATCTAGGTTTAACTACAAGAAGCTAGGTAGTAGTAATGGTTTACCGTCTATGTCTCAGATTGGTAAACCTATGTGTCAGCTACAGGCATCTAAACTTGGTTGGAAAGAAGCACCAAAGCCAGATCACTTTAAGATCATGATGGCTTACGGTGACATGACTGAAGTTCTAGCTGTTGCTTTATTGTTATCAGCAGGTATAAAGATTACTGATATGAACAAGAAGGTCAAACTTCCAACTAAGGTAGGTGATATGTATGGTGAATTGGATTTAGTTATACAATTAGAGGATAAGAGTGTATGGGATATTAAGAGTGCAAGTTCATGGTCTTATGACAAACGATTTGCTTCCTACGAACAACTAAAAAGACAGGATGACTTCGGTTATTGCTGTCAGTTGTTTGGTTATGCTAAAGCAGAGGGTGTAAAAGCAGGAGGTTGGATCGTAGTCAATAAAGGTACAGGTCAGATGAAGGTTATCGAGGCTGATCCTGAAGATCAAGACCACTACATTGATTTAATTGAACAGAAAGCACTACAGATCTCTAAAACTACTGAAGAGGCTCATTTTGAGAGGCTTTATGACGATACTTTGGAAACTTATTACAAGAAATCTACTGGTAATCGTAAATTACAAATGCCATGCACGTTTTGTGACTATAAGTTTTCATGTTGGAAGGGTTTAAAGTACGTTAAAAACCCTGTATCTAAAGCAGGTAACTATGAGTACTATACGCAAATGGCTAATAGATATGAAACCAGCGTCAGCTAAAAACAAAGGAAGGTTATTACAACAGTGGGTAAGGGATATACTATTATCTAAATTAAAGGGTGTAGAAGATGATGATATCAAATCTACTCCAATGGGTGTAAATGGCCCTGATATTAGTTTATCCCCTCTCGCCAGAAAGAAATGGCCTTGGGCTGTCGAGTGTAAATCTAGAGCAAAGTTTGCTGTATATGATATTATGTCTCAAGCTGAAAGTCATGTTACAAAGAATACTAAACCGTTAGTGATCATCAAAGCTAATCGCAAAGAACCACTAGCACTTGTTTACGCTAAAGACTTTTTGGAGATGTCATGTCAGATAAGCAAAAAATAAATCATATTGCTAATATACCTGATTGTAGTCTTATGATACTAGTTACTCATGATGGTGTAGAGATACAGATAACTTGTGGTGATTTTGCATCACCAAACGTTAAAGACAGTTCAGAGCATGAAATGATAAAAGATATTGGTTCTGCTATAATGGAAATGGTTCAAGATATAATAGGTCATGCAGTAGAGGAAGCTGTAGAACCTAGTGAAATAGAAGTAAAAGGTAATGTTATTTATTTAAATACTAAACTACCACCAACAAAACACTAGGAGATAACATGGAAGATATGGTTAATCATCCTCCACACTATAATCAACATGGTGTAGAGTGTATTGATGCGATTAAAGCAACTACAGGAGATAACTTTAAAGATTATTTAAAAGGAAACATAATGAAATACCTTTGGCGTTTTAATTATAAAGGTAAACCTGAAGAAGACTTACAAAAAGCTAAGTGGTATTTAGATAAATTAATATCAGAAGTTGCTTTAAGTCGTTATAAAAATACCTCAGATGTGCAAGATCTTTTAGATCAAGCCAGAGGAAGAAAACCAAGAAGAAAGGAAGGTTAACATGGTGTCACTTACAGAAGACTTAAATGGTTATATACATAATGAGAGTGTAGCAGATAAACTTACTACGGGAGGAATGATACCTTTGGAATTACAAGCAGATTATCTAGGTTGTCTAGAAGAATTTCAAGATGAGGTAACAAAACGCTTGACAAATGCAGCAGTACATGAT